GTATCATGTATCATCGGCATCATTGCCAATAAGAATACAAAAGATACCCAACTAACGGCAAGGCAAACCCAACCAATAGTCCTATTGCGATTGATACGCCTTGCTTCACGTAGTGTCATGGTGTATACCATCCTGTATCATGTGACCATTCTGTAATGGTCTGTTTATCATTTGAACGGTCCAACGTCGGACCGTCTAGTTGCTCTGCAATTTGCATAAATTGAGCCGTAACAGCATCTTGCTGACGCTGTTCAATATCTTGTTTAGTCTCTTTAATCAAGTATCTTATACTTGTTTTAAACCGTTCAGGCATTATTCTTCCTCTCCAAACATATTTGTCCACTCCAAAGGAGTCATGCCTGTCATAAGGAACTCTCTTTGATCTGGTGACAAATCAGGCATTACATCCTGTATTAAAGCAAATCCGTCGATCCAGTTTAATATCTGGCTATGACAAACAGGCAATTGCATAGAATTTACCTTACCAGTAAATTGAGATACTCTTGTGACATTAGTCAAGTTTTCAGCCATACGTTCAATTCTCATAACAAAATCTCCTTTATGTGTGTTATGTATATTTATACTTTCACAAATTCAAGTATAAATATAAATAACCACATTAATGTGTGGTTAATTGGTAACAGCTTACGCTGCTACCTTTTGATTCTTTCTTTCTTGAGCTTCCATTAAATCCATAATGACCTCTTCAAGATCAATCTTATTGATCTCAGCTTGCTGTAAGATTGTATTTACCAAAAGAGTTTTGGTAACGACAACCTTCGGTTTATCTTCTGACGGTCCAACGTCGGACCGTTCAGCTTCGCTGTTATCAGCTTCGCTGTTAGTATCTTCTTCTTTAGAAGATGTATTTGCTTTAGCAGCTTCTCTTGCTGCTTTTTGTAGTGCCGAAAGAGATGTAAATCCTTTCTTTGAGGATTCAATTAACTCTAATGCTAAAGCATGATTTTCAACAAACCAAAGAGCTTCGCTTCTACGTCTTTTGTCAATGGCATAAATGCCATGAGCAGTCAAGACTTGTCTACTGATTTGTCCTTTCTTTTCAGCTTGACTCTTTAGAGTCTGTATCAGTTTGCCAAGTCTCATATCGAAACCATCTTCTTTGGTGTCTTGAGTGAATGACTTTCTTTCAGCAGCGACTTTGTTTTTCCAGATTTTACCAAGGTCCAAACCTTCGGTGATTAAAGCAGAGATTGAAGTACCAGTTGAATTTGCCATTTTGAGCTTCCTTTATCTATCTTCTATTTTTATATGAGAGAACCTATATCTCTCACAAGAAGTGAGATATAGTTCTATCATTAAAAATGTAAGAAGATAGTATAAGTTTTGGAGACTGAAAAGTTGCCTCGTGATCCTCTGCACCTGCCGTTTCCCACGCTACTGCAAAAATATATTTCATATATATTTTGAAGTTCGTGCGCTAAACTTGTGAGGCCAACCACTATCCAATCACCATAACTGTGACAAATATACAACATCTTTAGATGTTAAGGGTCCAACGTCGGACCGTAAGTTTTCCATTGGCAGAGCTAATGCGGCTTGTAGGATCACATGATTGACCAATGGTATTGGTAAGAGGGGGTAGGGTTCTGTACAGCTTTGCTGTAAGGTTATCTATCAGCTTTGCTGATGTAGTGGGATAATGTGCATCGGCATCTCTACACATCTTCGATGTGAAAATTCCCTGTGTTTTTTCACTACTTGTAGTGGCAACTGATTACATAACAGTTGTCGTAGACAAGTAACCTGTTGAAACTAAACGTATCTTCGATACGGTGGTGAATGATGCTATCACATTTGCTTTCAACCTGCGTCATGGCCTTGCATTATGGGCGCAATTGCACGTTGAAGGTGGCTGGGCAGGGGCCATGCGCCCCCATAGCGTTATATATGCATGTACTCCTACACAGATTAGTAAAATCTACTGTTAACCACATTACGTATATAGTGGTTTACACACGTTAAGTGTACTTATTTACAACTATGTACAATTAATTTGCAATCACAGTACAATTTAGTATTGACATGATAATGAGAATGTGTAAAACTAAGTATGTTAGTTAGGGTAGGGTCACTATAAGTGATACACGTACAGTGAAACACTTAAATACACATATACATAACTAAAATAACATATATCTATAAAAACATATAAGTATACACGTACAGTGAGTACAGTAATAACTAACATTTATTTATATTTATGTATAAAAGGTATTGACAATGGCAAAGAAATCAGTAAAACTAAGGACAGACAATGTTCTTGAAGAGTTTTATAAGCACGTATTAAATGGTACTCTTGAAGATTTACATATTCCCCACAGTGATGTATTCTATGTACGTGAAGCAGTGCAGAATCATTATGGTAAACCTTTTACTCTGGAACATGTAGAGTGGGCTATGCGTGAAGAAGGTTGGACTGATGCATAAAAAAATACTTTCTTTTATTAAAGAGTATTATATATGGATATTTATGTGGACAGCTATAACTATATTTGTAATAGCAATGCTACCGTAGGATAAACTGATGGCAATTCCTGAAAGAGTTAAGACTAAAATGAAAGCAGAGGGTCTGTCTGGTGTGAACAAACCTAAACGTACACCTAAGCACCCTAAGAAGTCACACTGCGTAATGGCTAAAGAAGGTGACACTTATAAATTTATAAGGTTTGGACAGCAAGGCGTAAGCGGTGCTGGTAAAAATCCTTCAACTGCGAAAGACAAAGCTCGTAAGAAGAGCTATTATGCAAGACACAATGCACAAGACTCTAAGCCTAGTAAGCTTAGTGCTCGTTATTGGTCACACAAAGTAAAATGGTAAAAGGAATAAACTAATGTCAGGAGCAACTAGATCAGCTACAAAAGCTATTGAACAAGCGGCTACAGGAAAACGTATTAATCGTATAGGTGGACGTACATCAATGGTATCTCAATTATCGGGTAAAAGTAAATCAGAGTTACAAACTATTATTCGTAATCTTAAAAATAAAAAAGATAAAAATGCTACAGACAAAGCATCTTTAAAAGCTGCTGAATCTAAATTAAGATTAATACGTGCTAAAGAAAGTGCAGAAGTAGGTAAAAGCACACGTAAAATGCAGCAAGGTGTAGCAGATACAAAAAGTAAATCTGTATCTTTACCTGAAATGAAAAAAGGTACTCCTGATCGTGAAATGAATAAAGGTAGCCTTGTACAACCTAAATCAAGTCAAACTGGTTTAAAGAAACTACCTACTGCTGTACGTAACAAAATGGGTTACATGAACCGTGGTGGTGTGGTTAAATCAGGAAGCAAAGACATGCGTAAAGGTGGCATGTTTTACTAATGACTAAAAAGAAACCAGACCCTAAAGTAGGAACAGGTAAAAAACCTAAAGGTTCTGGTCGTAGGTTATATACAGATGAGAACCCTAAAGATACTGTACCTATTAAGTTTGCAACTGTAGCTGACGCAAAAGCTACAATAGCTAAAGTAAAAAGAATAAAGAAACCTTACGCAAGAAAGATTCAGATATTGACGGTGGCTGAACAACGTGCTAAAGTTATGAAGAAGACAACCATATCGGAACTCTTCAAATCAGCTAAAGCAGACTTGCGAAGGAAACATAATGCCGTATCTACAAAGTAACATACCACATTTTAAAGCATGGGTAAGAAGAGAATACACAAAGAATCTAGAAGAATATCACGGCGAGTTTCTGCACTGCATGGTGATAGCAGTAACGACAATGCCGAACAGAACTTTGAGCTTCCAAGTTATCTTTACAGGATGCGAGTCAGACGAGTCGGAAGAAGAGCACAACATACACGGAGGGGCGATGTGGGCAAGGATGCCTCTGACAGCCCTCGTAGCTGACACACCGTATGAGCAATGGCCTGAAGCACTGCCACCTTATTTAGCCCAGCCTTGGGATTGTATGTCACACTATCACAGTGTTTACAAACTAGAACGTGCAAGTCCTGCCCCTTGGATAGCTAAAGTAGATGGAGAGTTTTATCCAGCTAAGTACTACTTCACAGTTGACTATACAGATAGTGAAGTAGCAGATGATCCTGCCCAGCATAAACAATCACACGTATTAGAATTGTTAGATGCAGGAGAATACACAGGTAACATGGTTGCGTTACCCAACAACAGAGTGAGAGTAACTCACCCAGCGTGGTTTGAAACAGGGCAAGGTGCTCCTGACTTTAGACCTAATCAGAACATATTTCACTCAAAAGAAGATGTAGAGTACATCTGGGATACGCAACGAGTGTTCAACAATTTATATCAGGAGAATTAACAATGGCAAAAACTACAAGTGATCCAGCATGGCTAAAGGCCATGAAGAAAGAAGCAGACAAACTAGGTATACCAGTTCGTGAATTACTTACACGTTCTATGAAACCAGCAGCTAAAACAAAAGCTAAAGCAAAAACTAAAACAATGGCAGCTAAAAAAGGCGGCATGATGAAAAAGAAAACTATGGCTCGTGGTGGCGCAGCTATGAAGAAAAAAGGCATGGCTCGTGGAGGCATGAAGAAAAAAACTATGGCTCGTGGTGGAGCTA